TTTTACGTCAATAAACTTACCGTGCGATAGATTTCACATGGTCTATTTGACTGTATAATTTATGCATGCTAGCTTGTGCTAGCAAAGTTAAATCTTATTACTTAACAAATGGAAAAGGTTCTGGAAGAACTCCACCTTCATAAAAATTTTTCATAAGTATATTAAATTCTTTTTTAGTTTCATCATTAAAAAATCCTGTAGCTTTACCTGTTCTTGGATTTATAGGACTAATTTTTTTTAAATCTTTTATAATTGCATTATATCTTTCATCATCTTGTGGGTATCTTGCTACAAAATCTGCTAAAAAATATGCTCTATAACGAGGAGTAAAACTGCCTGCAATCTCAACTAATCCTTTTGTAAGTGTAAGTGAATTTTCAGATAATTTTTTTCTAAAAAAATCTGACCTGCCTTGATACTCTTTTTGACCATACTCTGCTTTATATTCTTCTAATTTATTTACCACAGCACTATATATTTCCTGCTGTTTATCTGGATTGTTTTTATTATTGACAATAGCTAAAGAAGCTCTTATAAGCTCGTTGTTCATTTCTGTTCTTATAGAATTTCTTTCTTTATCAAGCTCTACTGCTTTTTCTTTTGTTGTATATATTTTATCTTGTGGAAATGCTAAAAATCTATCTCTTAACACTCTTGCACCAACAGTATTTAAAGCTGGTATTCCTACATATTTAGAGGCATTTCTATCGTACTCATTTAAATCTTCTTCTGTCATTTGTTTTCTAACATAATCATACCCTCCCAATCCAATATCATAATACATGTTTCCTCTAGCAATAAATCTTTCAGACGTATATTTCATTTTAGCGGGACTAACATTAAAAAATGCAGAAATATCTTTATATATATCTTCTTCGTTAAAATTAGTTTTTAAAGATTCTTCTACATTTTTTTCACCACCTAAATATATATCTGTTTTATATGGATATCTTTTGCCACTATTTAAAGCTATCATAACATTTATAGTTGGAGATAATCTTCCAACATCAATAGGAGCTAAACTTCCTACTATTTTTGCAATTTGGTCATAATGATAATCAGGCAATCTTTTATTTTCATTATAAGCAAACGCCATTTCCATAATACCACCTACTAATTGCTGTCCACTATCTAATGGTATTTTTATAGCTAATGGCTTTGATTCTCCAGTATTAGGATTTTCTGAGCGTAATGCAGGAACTGGTATTATAAGATTGCTAAATTTTTGTGTATCAGAAATTCTATCATAAACTTCTTGATTTTCTTTAGAGCTAGTTGCCCATTTGTATGCTCCATATTTTAACGCTGTTATCTGACCTGCTTTTATCCACCAGCGCTTATCTTTCATTCCTTTAAGCATACCTCTTGTTGCTTGGATATTTGCATTAGCATAAGGAATAAATGCTTCCATAGTTCTAGAAATTTGACCACCTTTTGAAAAATCCATATAACTCCTTGCTCTCCAAGTTGCTTCTTTTGGAGATAAACCATTTTTAATTAATCTCTCTCTAAAAGCTATACGAGTTGTAAGCTCACTATACTCTCCAATCTTACCAAGCATCCTTTCTGTAAATTGATAAACATTTGCAACTTTACCACTAAAAGCGTCCCCACGTAAAGGTCTTGATAAAAAAGACATACCACCACCTTCGTTAATATAATCTAAATATCTACCTTCTTTTTTCCGTACATCTCTACTTACTTTTGTCATATCTCTTATCATTTGACCGTAAGCATAAGGTAAAAAATTAGAATAAGCACCATGCTCATTTAAAGTAATAAACGCCATATCTCTTGCAATATTTGTAATAGCAAAAGCTGGATTATACCCTGTAGCTGTTGCTTTTATTATTTTAGAACCTGTCATCCATCCTACAGCATTCATAACTCTTGGTCCTATTACTGGGTCGCTTACTACCCAACCTGATGCAAAATCATCTTCTAAAGCTATATATTTTTTTCTTCCACCCTCAAAAAATTCTATTCTAGTATAACCTTCTTTAACTTTACTTGTATTGTCTTTTAATTTATAACCTATTCCTTCATAACCATTTTTTTTTGTTTTTAATAAAGAATCAAGCGCTCTATCTGCATTATTTCTTTGTATTCTATTTTTAGATGAAGTAATAAAATCATATAATAATAATTTACTATTATTAAATAAAAACCCTTCATCTCCAGTTTTCATTTTTTTAATACCATTATCATGAACTGTAATTCTTTTATTTTTTATAACATAATCTTTTTCGCCTCTAATATATTGCAAATATTTTTTAGGCATATACTCTCTACGCTTAAACTGACTTGCACTAGTTTCATCTATTAAACCAGATTCTAACAATTCATCTACAGATTCTCTAAAAACTGCAAAATAATTATCAGTTAAATTGTTAATTTTTCCCCTAACATTTGAAGGTAAAACTGATAAATAGTCATCTACAACCCCATCGTATGCAGTTATTTTTTTGCCACCAGCATGTTTATAATTTTGTATTCGATTTATTTCTTCATCTATTTTTCTAAGTTCAGGTTTACTTGATTCAGTTTTTCTTTTTGCTTTTAATCGAACTAATTCATCATCGTGAAATTTTTTAAGACCTAATTCATTACGTAAAAAAATTAAATCATCAAGCATTTTAGTTTCTTTTCTGCTTAATTGATTGTATATAGCAGAATTAACTTGTTCAATTTTTAAACCAGCTTTAGTATTAGTACCATTTATAAAATCTTTTTCTATTCTAACAGCTTTTAACAAAGCACTTTCTTCTCCACCAGCAACTTTAATTGATTTATCAATAATAAGATTAACTTCTGAACCTACATCAACAGTAGCTTTTGCTAGCTTACCTTTAATTTTAGCAAATGTACCTAAATTCATGCCAGATTCTATTTTATTAGCTTGATTTTGTTCTTCTAAAAATTTTTTAGTAGCTTTAAATTTTTCTGGAATAGGTTGAGTTTCATCAAAATAAGAACCTCGCTGTCTACCCATGATTGCAGATGCTATAGGTGTATCTAGTAATTTAAATGCAGACTCTTTAGCACCTTTGCCTAGCTCTTTAACAAAATTTATAAACACTTTACTTTGAGAGTCTGTTAATCCATAGGTTTTTTTAATAGTATTTGTTGCGCCTTTTTCTCCTAAAACACCTAATTGTTCTTCAATTAATTTTGAAGCATTTTCTATACTTTGTAGCATTTGTTGTTTTTGATTTGGAGTCATTGTTCTAGCAACATTTGGATTTTCTAATAAAGATTTTTGCTGAGTTATGTTGTCAGCTAAATCTGAAATAGTAGTCTTTGCATCTTCTATCTGTTTTTTTGTAGCAGGTGTTTTTAATGTTTTAGAGCCAACAGGTTTGTTTTCAGCTATATCAATAACTTGCTGTAAAACTTGAGGATTTTTAATATTTTCTGATAAAGATTTAGTTGTATAATTTACATTTAATTTATCTTTATCACCTTTTGCAACTTTTAAAGCACTTTTAGAATATTCAGTTAAATCTCTAGTTTTATTAGCAACTAATTTAGCATAACCTTTTGCATTAACTCCTCCAGCTTTTAAACCAACTGCAACTAGTGGGGCATTTAAAGGGCTTTCAAACCACCTATCATATGCTTCATTTATAAATTTTCTTTGATTTTCTGGATATTTATTAACAACTGGCTTTAACGATGCTAAAGTTAAATCTTTTGCTAGTTCTGGTACAGAAGCATAACCAGATAATATATTTTCTGCTAACTCTTTACCACCTTTACCTGTCATAACAAAATCAACTACTTGATTTTTAAAATCACCTATTCCAAATATTATATCTCCTACATTATTTAGAACATTAACTGCTAACTGTTTTACGGTTTTATCATTTGGAGATTCTCCACCAAAAGTATTTTGAATGACAGTTTTAAAAGCATCTATACCAGATGGCTCTCTGTATTGTGAAATACTGAAATTATTTTTATAAAATCCAACTTGTTCATTCAATTCATTAGTTTTTTCTATTTCATCAACAGAATTTAAAGGAATTTTGCTTTCTTGTATTTCATTTAAAAGCATAGAATCTTGAGGTTCTATAACTTTTTTATTATTATTTACTGGATATTTTTCATAAAAAGGTTGATTTGACTTAACTGTTCTAGTAGGTGTAAATATATCAACAGCATCTAAAGTATCATTATATGCTTTACCTGTACTTCTTATTCTACTTGCTTCTTCATTTACAGCATTAGCTATATCGTTTTCTCTGTTGTTAATTATAGTATTATAATCATTTTTACCCATATATTTAGATATAGTTTTAAAATATCTATCTTTAATAGCCATTTGCTCATCTGTTATAAGCTCATTTCTTTTTAATCCCATTGGATATATGCTAGCAAAATTCTCTAAATCACCTCCAACATTATTATATATATTTTGTATAACAAATTTTCCACCTTTTTCTCCTAATTCTTTACTAGGAAAAATAGCTGTATATAAATCTCTATTTTCTGGATTATCTTTCGATGGAAGTTTTGGACCTTTAACAGCTTGAAACCTATTAGCTAATTCTTGAGTCCAGAGTGTAGCAACAGGATTATTGGTTCTTTCTGTTAACCCTTCTTTACCATTATACTCTAATTCTTTAAGACCTCTATATATAGAATCAATAGTAGTGTCTTTATTTTCATTTTCTTTATTTTTTAAGACAGATTTAAATACATAACTAGTTGTATCTTTAGCTAAAGAATCTGCTTGAAGTTTAGGTTTGTTTTTTAATACAGATTTAAATACGTATGATGTAGTACTCATTATCTACGTACGCTATCTTGTGTTGTTGAATTCATATTTTCATTTAAGTTGTAAAAATCTTTTAATGATTCTGGTACTACATAAATACTTGGTTTTTGTTTTTCTTTGTATTTCATTTTTAATGCATTACGCATACCTGAACCATAAGAAGTATTTAGAAAATCAAATAGTAACGTTTGAACGTTTTGCCTATCTTTTGATGAAATAACACTAACACCTGTCTTTGTATTAAGATTTAAATCTTTATAAACACGTTCATTAGAAATGCCAGCTTTTTCAAATTCATTATTGTCAAGCATATAGTCTATATCGTCTAATGTAAAGTATGCGTCTACTTTATCTCTATCAGGAGCATCTTCTTTATCAAAAACAATATTAATTTCACTAGCATTTGCATAAGTTGATTCACCTGAAGGAAATTGTCCTCTTATTAAAGAAGGCAAATAACCTTTTCCTTCTTTTTGTTCTTTTTCAAACGCTTCTTCTTGTTTTTGTATAGCTTCTTTATCTTTTCTATCTTCTTCTTCTTTTTTAAATCTTGCGCTCAATGCTGTTGCAGATGCGCTTCTATTTCTTTGTATTGAGCCTTCATATCTTTGATATTCTAACGGAGTCATTCCGTATTTAATTCTTTCTTCTTCTTTTTCTTTGGCAATTAATAATTTATTTTTATCATTATAAGATTTAAGAATATCACCAACTGAAGGTTGTTTTTGTTCAGTTGTGTCTCTTTGTAATCCAACAGATTCTCTAGCTATTGCTTTTTCTTGTATATAATCTCCTAAAGTTCCAGCTATATCACTTGTTAACTTAGATAACATTTCTTTAGTTGTTGCCATTATGAATACCTCGCACTTTGAGCATCTAGCCCTACTATTTGAGCTAATAAACCTTGTCTAGTACTTTCTGCTGAACCAGTAATATTAGCAAATTCTTTTTCTAATCTTAAATCTTCATTTCTCAAAGATAAATCTAGCTTTGAACTAGCTCCTTCTCTTTCTTTGTTTAATAATTCCATTGCAGTTCCAGATTGAGCTAAGTCTTGTGTTCCTAATACAAAATCAGATTTTCTTCCTATATCTTCTGACGCATTTAAAAAATCTAAAAATGTATCTTCTTTTTTAATATCAGAACCTTCTAAAGCCATTTCTAATTCAATTCCTTCTGCTTGACCTACATCGTTTATAGCAGAGCGTAAAAGTTGTTGCTGACTATCTATACCACTTTTTACTCTTCTATTTATATCACGCCCTTTAAAAAAACTATAAACACTAGAACCTACATCAAAAGCTAGCTTACCAGCCGTTAAAAATGCTAATGCTGGATTATATTCTTTTAATCCTGTTTCTGGATTAATAGTACCAGAACCGTATTCTTTTACTACTTCCTCAGCATCCAATCCATATTTATCTAAAATATCAGCTTCTTGTTTATTTACATGAGCTAGCTCGCCATCAACATATCGTAGCTCTGTATCGCCATATCTGCCTTTTGTTTTTAAGTGATTATATAAATCTGTCATCTTTTTAACCTCCCAAATATTCCACGATTTTCTTGTCTTAAACCTAGTATTTCATCAATATCTATTCCCATAGAAGAATATCTATTTAGCTCAACTTCTCTATACGGAGCTATTTTCATTGCATCTGCTCTTTCTTCATCTGTCAAAGGTCTACCTAAGGCTTGTTCTGTTCCTTCTATTTGTTGTGATATAAAATCTGTAAAATCACTTAATTTATCGCTAAGGTCTGTACTAACATCTTTAAATGAATTAGTATTTACATCAAAAAATGTTTCATCACTTATAGATTTAGCTTCCTCACCTCTTAATACAGCTTCTCCAGCTTCTTCTTGATTAGTTAAAAAAGACATTAAACTACCTTCAAACCCACCTCTTTTTGCAGTTTTAAACTGTTCATTAGTTTTAGCTATGTCAATACCTGCTCCTAATGTAGAACTTATTGCTCCAGTTATTCCTGCAATTTCTCTTTTTTCTATATCTGCTTCTATCATAGCCCTTCTAGTAAACATATTAGCCATACGACTAGCACCGTATGCTTGACCTCTAAGTTTTCCTAATTTTCTTGCTCTTGTCGACATATTATGTACCCATTGGTGTTAATGTTGTTTGATATAATTGATTACCAACACGGATAAATTGTATCACGTTTGCTCCAACTTTTCTAAAAACAGGAACACCATCTTGCAATTCAGACAAGGTTGGTTGACCTAAATCAACAAACTGTCGTTCTTGACGTTGTGCTATTGATAGTCGTTCTTCTCTATTCTTAGGCATTATCGTGGACTTTTTTCCCTGTAAATTATGGAAATATCACTTAAAATAAAATTACTATCTGTACTACCTGAAAGTTTTACTTGAAATGAGTTTATGTTACGTGCTTCAGAGGACGTGTTGGGTTTTAATTCTAATGTGCTAAAATCTGATTGATTACTTAATTTTGGATATACTATAATATTATCCCAAATAGTAGTATCTCCATTATCTTGAACGCCACTACCTTCATATAATATTAAAAAAGTAGTAGTACCAGTTGCTGTAAAAGTAAAGCTAAATTTAGTATCTGATGTCATAGCACTTTGCGAACCTAAAACACCAGAGCCAAGCGAACCAGATGTTCCTACTTGAACTAATCCTTGGTCAGCAGTACCTTTAACAAAATTACCACTAACATTATAAGTAACACCAGATTCTGTTGTCATTGTATAAACAGCTTTTGCATTAGATGAACCACCAGAAGTAATTACTAATTGATTAGAACCGTTTACACTAAGTGTAGCTGTTCCATCTGCATTCCACCCTGTAGTATTACTATCAAAATTTCCATTGTCTACAAGATTAGATGTTAAAAGAACTTTATCTAAACTACTGCCACCATTTACATCAAAAAAAACATCAGGTGTGTTACCACTAGCACATTTATACGATAAAGATACTTTACGTACATGTTTTTTTGTAGCAGGATTTCCAAAATCAAAATCTTTTGTATTTAAAGTTATTGTTTGATTTTGAGAAGTAGTATCCCATTTTCTTATTAGAGCTGACGTTGTATTGCTAGCACCTTTATCTAAAACTATTAATTCTTGGTCTTTGTCTATTGCAAAGTTTGTAGACACATGGCTAGTTCCTGAATCTCCTTTTGTCCAGCTTCTAGTTGGTATGTGATATAAATACATATCATCAGTAGTGCTTGTTGAGTCCATAACAATAATAACTCTGTTTTTTGGAGAATAACCAACTGTAGTTGTACTGTTTACAAATGCTTGCCATGTAGAGTCTTTAATAAGCTTACCGTTACGCTCTTCTAAAAGATTTATAACATTTCTACCGTCGTATAAAAAACATCCATTTTCATTTACCCATGCTACACCAAAATCAGTTTTAGTAACAGCATAAGGACCAGCACAACCTTTACCAATAAATGTATCTTCTAAAAACTCAAACTCCTTTGAAATGTTTATAAGATGCATTTTTTTATTTTTAAACTGCAATATTCTATCTGCATACTCTTGTAATGCTGTAATATCATCTCCATCATTTACTGTTACGTCTACAAAATCAGTAGTAGAAAATTGAGAAAACTTATTAACTCTTGATTTGAGCATTCTGTCGCTATACAATCTTGTTGTATTACCATCATTATATTCTACATTTCCCAAATAAACTCTTCTATTAGCTACACAAGATGTTTTATATCTTATACCAGTAGCTAAATTATTAGGAGAAACCCCATTTAATATTTCATAAGTTACATGCGCTAAGTCACTAGGGTTTGTAAACGGACCTATATCTATTAATGAATCAAAAGTTGAAGCACTAATTGTAGCGTCATCTACTGGTTCTTCGAAATCTTGAGAATAGTAAGAGCTAGTGCCAACTTTGTATCCTTTTTCAAAATCTATATCTACTACTAAATGATGTGAATTAGAATATATATTATCTGTTTGATTCCAATATATTCGCATACCTTTATATTGATTACTTATATCTGTATCTAATACACCATGATTACTTTGATGCAATAACCATATTTTAAACGCTAATTGACGATTTGAATCTGTAGTAAAACTACTATAACTGTACTCTTTTAATTTTGTTTCAGAACCATCTCTTAAAACGTAAGAATAATAAAGTTTAAAATTAGTACTTGTTATATCCCAAGTTCCTGTATGGTCAGCATCTAATCTTACAATAGCATGTTGAGTTGAAGAATTTACTGTTGGGTTTGCTTCAAATTTTACCTCTGCGTTTTGAGATGGAGCAGATAAACTATTTGAATAGTCTGTCCATGCAGTTATGTCCCTTGTTCCGTTAGTAGCTTCAGTATATGTATGATAGCTAGC